TGCAATATGGTGTAAGACAATTTACACCTTGGACAGACTAGGAGAAAATAATGGCAATATCAAAGATAGGAAGTAACGCAACAGGATTTGGGTCAGACCTTACAATTACAGATGGTGATTTACTATTTGCTACTGCAAATAAAGGTGTTGTTCTTGGTGTAACTTCTAACACAGATGGTAATACAATAGATGACTATGAAGAAGGCACATGGACACCTGTGATTGCTGATGCAAATAGTGGTGGTAATACAGGCAGTTATTCTAGTGGTGGTTCAACAGGAAATAGATATATTAAAGTAGGTCGTTTAGTGTATATTACTTGTGAGTTATTTGATTTAAATACAAGTGGAATGACAGGAGGTAATACATTTTTTATTAGAGGTTTACCTTTTTCTGGACATAGTTCTGGAACTTACAATGTAGGTGCTGTTCATGTAAATGTTGTAACTCACAATTCAGGCATAGGTTCATATTATACATTTATGGATAATAGTGCTTTTATGAGAATATATGAAACAGGAACAAATGATGCAGGGCATAACTCTATTAAAGTAGAAGACTTAAATTCAACAAACTCAGATATAGTTTGTACACTTATGTATTTTTCAGCATAAAGGAATACTCTAGTGGATTGCTAGAGTTGGAAGCCTAGAAGGAGAAAATATTATGGCACAAGGTGATATAACCAAAGAAATAGAATACGATAAAATTGAAGTCGTAAATACATGGAACATACAAGTTCGTCAAGCAACAAAGATTATGGAAGAACAAGCTGATGGTTCTAAAAAAGAATTAACACGTTCTTTTCATCGTCATGTTTTAATACCATTTGGTTCAGTAAAAGGTTCTGATGGTAAGTGGACACATACTGCTACTGACATTAGTGGTGAAGATGCTTCTGTACAAGCTATTGCAAATGCAGCTTGGACTGATTCTGTTAAGGCAGCTTACAAAGCATCTAGAGAAACACAAGATAGCTAATGGAAGTAAACCCAATACTATTTTGGAATGGACTACTAACACTCGTCACAGTAATGGATGCATTACAAAGACTAGAAGATAAATTAGATAAGATATTAATTGGCAGTAAATAGTGGCTAGAGGGTTCTCTTCAAATATTGGTGGTAGTAATGTGCGTGAACTTGATCGTGAAGAACGTGAACAACGACAGAGAGATCGTGAAGATAGAGAACAACAAAGACGATTAGAAGCTCAAAGAAAAGCTGCACAAGAAAAGGCAAAACGTGAAGCCGAAGCTAAGAAGAAAGCTGAAGCTAAAGCCAAAGCTGAAGCCGAAGCAAAGAAAAAAGCTAAAGCTGAAGCTAAAAAGTTAGCCGAACAAAAGAAACAATTAGAAGCAATACGAAAAGGTGTACAGGAAGCAAATATGGAAGATCTAAAAAACGCACCAAGTCCTTTAGACGAAGCACAATATGCAAAGATGCAGGAGTTAGCCAACTCTAATCCTGAATTATCTGTGAAAGAACTCGTTGCAAAATCTGATGAGTTTATTGGCACAGATCCTACAACCATGAAAAACTATTTGGTTAATGCAGGAGTAGATATTGAAGCAGATACTGTAGGAAATGTAGATTTAGTAAAGGCAAAAGAAGCTACTCCTGCACCGATTGTTGATCCCAAACTTGTTACTGATGATATTGCAGAACAAAACATTGAAGCTGCAGAAGGAACAGTATCTAAAAAAGTTGGTGAAGAACAAGTTAATCTTGAACAAGAACAACTGTTTGCAAAACAACAAACAGGCACAGCCGAACAAATTAAAGGAGACACAAAAAGAGTAGTTACAGAAGATGAAAAAGTAACTGCGGCAGTAGCTACTCCAGAAGAATTATCTGAAATAAATATGGTTGCGGCAACGGCTGAACCATCAGATCGTGCAACTACACGTGGACAGCTTGAGTTGTTGCAAAAAGACTTTGAAGGGGGCAAGATCCCACCATATGCAGCAGGACAAATAAGAGCGGCCAATGCAATTATGTTGCAACGTGGTATTGGAGCATCTTCGATTGCTGGACAAGCTATCATGCAAGCTGCCCTAGAAGGTAGCGTACAGATAGCAATGGCTGATGCAAAAGCATTTCAAGCATTTGAGATGAAAAGCCTTACAAACCAACAACAGGCTGCTGTGCTTAATGCACAAATACGTGCATCAATACTAGGACAAGAACTTAAAAATAAACAACAAGCAGCTGTTGTAAATGCGGCCAGAGTATCTGAAGCTAACAATCTTACATTTACTGCTGAGCAAAGAGTTATGTTGGAAAACTCAAAGATGATGCAACAAATGGAACTTGCTAATCTTAACACTCGGCAACAAACAGCATTAGCCAATGCGGCTACATTTGCAAATCTTGAAAAGGCAAATCTCGATGCACGAATGACAGCACAAGTTACAAATGCACAAAACTTTTTAAAAATGGATATGGCAAATCTTAACAATGAACAACAAGCTCGTACTCTTGAATATCAATCAGCCATACAAGGGTTGCTTTCAGATCAAGCCGCAGTAAATGCAGCCGACCAGTTTAATGCAAAAAGCCAAATGCAAGTTGACCAGTTTTATACAGAATTAAATACACAAATTGAACAAGCTAATGCAACACGAAATGCAAATATGCAACAATTTAATGTTAATCAAAAAAATTCTATGAAACAATTTAATGCAACTATGCAGTATAATCGAGAACAATTTAATAAAAATGCACGTATGCAGATAGATCAATCTAATGCAGAATGGAGAAGACAAATAAATACAGTAAATACTTCTGAACAAAACAATGCAAATAGAATGAGATACCAAACATTAACTGCTCAATCAGCACAGGCACAAAATAATTTGTGGAATCATTATAGAGATCAAGCTTCATGGATGATGCAGATAGCTGAAAATAGAGAACAACGGGCCCATAATGCATCTTTAGCAGCTATGCAGATTTCAGGCAATAGAGATATGTACAGAGAAGATTTTAAAAATAATTTATTATTACAACTTGGTGTAGCAATAGGGAATAGATAATGTTAAGCACTTTAATAAAAGCATTTGTAGGAGCAAATATAGTATCAGCAGGAGCATCAAAAGCATTAGGTATAGAAGATCCTTTTGCAAACATAATGGGTTCATTTTTAGGTGGGGGTAAATCATCAGGGTCATCAGGTGGTGGATTTAAAATGATAGATAAAATGACAAACCCAAATAAATTTACAACTACTGTATCCAAAGGACCTATGACAGCACCAAAAATGCAATCAAGTTCTCCATCACAGGCATTTCCTGTAGGCACAAACAATAGTATCCGTAGAGGTATGGCTGATTACAGAATAGCAAGATTGTTGCAAGATGCTAGTATTAGTCCTATGGGCAACAAAACTATTAAATTAGATGATTATGATGATTATAAAACAACTGAAGTAAAGATAGATGTATGATTAATAGACCTATAACAACATTAGAAGAAAATAGCGAAGAGTTAGATTTACTTTTATCTAATCCTAATTCAAGTAATCCTGATGCCATGACTGCTTTAGGAGCTATTCCGGGAACTGGTATGAATGATCCCAAAGGAAAATGGGCATGGGAACAACCACCCAAAATAACTGATCCTGATGAAGCTGTAGATGCTGTTATGGATCAGTTTGAAGAAGAACCAAATAAAACAAATGTATTGAAACTTATGGTTGCAGGTGTTTCTATAGAAGAATTAGTTAATATTACAGTATTTAATGCATTTTCAGAAGGGGCATTTACACCAGATGTTGCAGAAATAATTAAACCAGCATTGGTTGTTGGATTAGTGCAACTTGCAGGGGAACAAAACGTGCCATTTAGAATGTTTTCTGACCCAGTAGAAAATCAAGAAATGGATGACAAAGAAGTATTTAGAATTATGAAAGAAAGAAATCCACAAGTGTTTAAAGGTATAAAAGAAGATTTAAACAGGAAAATACGTGAAGGACAAAATCCTAAACCTACACAACAACCTATGCCTATGCCAGTTAAACAACCATCTGAACAGAGCTTTTTAGAAATGGGAGTACAAGAATGAGTTTAGGAGCATTAGCATTTTTAGTAGGCAATCAAATTGGTAAGACCCAAAAAAGCACCTATGAAAGAAATTTAGAGGAAGAAAAGAAAAAAGAAGAACGACAAATTCAAGCTCAAATAGATCAAGAGCTTCGACAGTTTGATTTAGACATATTAAAAGAACAAGAAAAAGCAAAAATTGAAATTGCAAAACAAAAAGAACTTGGGATATTTAAAGTTACGGAAGAAAAAACAGCAAGTATTTTAACTGATTTAATGATGTTAGATGAAGAAGCAGCTGTAATTAAAGCTAGAGAACTTGCTAAATTAGAAGTTATTAATAAAGAACAATTAAAATATTTAGAAAAAGAGTTAGCTCTTAGAAATAAATACAAATTAGAATATGAGGGCAGTTTCACTGATATTTTAATGAATCGAGAACAACAAAAATCTGATATTAATGTTGAAGAACAAGATCAAATATCAAAAAACCAAATAGCAAATGTGCTTGAAGGTAAAATTGCTGAATTAAAAAATACCACCTATCAAAACATGGTGCTTGATAATAAAATTAAATTTCTTGAAGCCGAAGGAATTGCAAAAGGCAAAGTTGAAATACTTAATAAACTAGCTGAATACAGTAATACAGAATTACAAGATTTAATTAACGAAGTATCTGCAGGAAAAATTACGTCTGATACTGTAGCTCAAGGTAAAGCAAACACGGTTGCACTAATAGAAAAGTTGGGCAACAATGAACTTCAAGCTTTAGAACTTCTTATATCAAGTAACAAAATTATTTCAGATTCTAAAGCAACTAGCACTGCACAAATAGCAGCCATGAAAGCTGAGTTGGGAGATAAAGAACTTCAAAGGTTATTATTAAGTGCAAAAAAAGATGAGATAACACAAGGCTATACTCTTGAACTTGAAAATGAAATGATAAAACTTACGAATGATGATTATCAAGCTCTTTTAAATTCAACAAATGCAAGTCGAATCTTATCTGAACAAGCAGCTAAAGACCAAGCTATGATTAATACTTTAGGTAATGAAGACCTTCAAAATATTTTAGCCACTGCTAAAACTAAAGAAGAACTTAGAGCAGGTGAAGTTGGACTAGTGCTTGAAATGCAAAAGTTAAGCAACAAAAAACTTCAAAGCTTATTAATTGATGCTGCAGTAGATAAAGAAAGAGCAATAGGAATAACAAACAATGTTCTTGCGTTAAACCTCTATGAAGGTAAAGCACGTATAGATAGTGAAGTAGCACAGCAAAAAAAAGCTATGGAAGAAGTTGAAAATATAGAGAGTAGCATAACTGTAGTAACTGGGATGAATGAACAAAACGGAGAACCCACAGAAACCACAGTAAATTTTTATAAAAATTACGAAGATAAATTAAACGGTCCACTGGAACATTTTGAAATTATGGTTGAAAGTGGAGATTTTGATGATATAATGGAGTTTGGTTCAGATAGTCAAAAACAAAAGTTAGTTAATGAACTCTATTCAGCAACAACTAAATACATAAATGACACAAAAGATATTAATCCTACAGGAGAAAGTGCTAGGATAGTTATTAATGAATTTTCTGGACTTACAAATTCTAGTGCAGCTGAAGAAGTTGTAATGAAAGCACAATCAGAAGAAGGTATTAGATCCGTTCAAAACTTTAGTATAAACAATGGAATATCTAAAGATAATATTTTACAGACACAATATGTACAAAGTGACAGAGTAATAACTATGTTACAATTTGAAGAAAAAGAAATAGTAGATACTTTTAATGCTTTACAAACTTACAGAATTAATCAAGGATTAACAACACAAGCGAAGTTAGATGCTGGAGAAGAAGTAAAGTTTGCAGACCGAAAAATATTAAAGTTTTATCACGAGTTTTTAAAACCTGATCCTGATGGCAGTTTGATTGGTGCAGGTGGATACCGATTTGATGATTTAAAATTAGTTGGGGGTTATTTAAGCTCTGAAGGTGATGCAACAAGGATGCCCCCTGTAATAAGAAAACAAATATTACGAGCAGGTCGAGCAGCAGGATTTACAAACGCAGAGCAATACATAATTGCGTTAGGTGCTGGGTTAGGAACAGGGAACAAAACAGGTAAAAGATTAAATTACAAAGGTAGACAGGACAAACTAACAGCTTTTGGTATTGACGTTATTGATGTTAACGCTAAGAACACTTCATCTAGTGGCTTGATAAGAACATTAAAATCTTTTATTTCAACTTATCCTGAAGAAGATATTAGCCCATTTAGAAATGAAGCACAAGCTAAAGAATTACTAGAGGGGGTGACAGCAGACCCAGATGCAACAGCGTTAGGTGGTAAACCACTTTCAGTAGTAACTTTTATCGCTAGTAAACTTCCAAATGCTACTCACGAAATTTTTAATAGACTTGGCATTACATTTGAAACTAAATATGATCAAAATGGATCACCTACCGTTGAAGCAACAGGGGGAGATGAACAGGGGTTTTTTGAGGGATATAGTCAAGTCCTACAAGAAGGAAAAATTGCTGGTTTTGGAAATTTAGACCTTAATAATAATAGAGAAGAAATACAAGCTGAACTTGATCGTCAATTAAGAAATAATACTAAATTAATGGTTGATCTTGCAGGAAAACTTGGTAAACGACCATCTGAAATTACCGTAGAAGAATATTATAAAGCAGAAGTTGAAGCTAGACAAAGAAATCAAAACGCATATAATGCATCTCTTTTAAAATATCAAAACGCTCCAAAGGGTAGCGATTCTAGAATACAAGCAAAACGTGATTTACTGAAATTTGTTATAGCGTACCAGTATGCTTCATTGTTACAGGGGGGAACTGGAGGTCGAACAATATCTGACCAAGACGTTGAAAATATGCTTACAGCGTTAGCTCAAGGTGATGTTACAGAACCTCAAGGTGCTATAACATCAGCTTTAGAAGTTCTTAAACAAGCAAGTCTTCAAAATGAAATAACAACAGCGTATTTAAGTGGAGATGATTCACAGATTGCTGGAGCGTATTTCTTTGAAAGAGAATTATCCACAAAAGTAAATTTTATGTACACGGATAGTTCTACTGCAAGAAATAAAATTAGGGATGCATCAAACCCAGCAGTTAATGCCGCTACAGGGGGAACGAGTGGGCAAGCTTTTGGATTTGTTGATGGAAAGGTTACGGCATTAGGAAAAGCTGATTTAGCTACAGATGCTGGCAAAGGCACTACAGTGCTTGAATTTCAAGAAAAAATAAGAAAAGATTATGCTGATGGTAAAAAAATAAAAATTACTCCACAAATTTTAGATGCATTTCCTGAGTTAAAAGGAAAAGAAGGATTTGAAGTGGGTAAAACAATGTTTAAACCAACCGTAGATGCAGGTACATAATGAGTAATACTTTTGACGATGCACAACTTGTTAAACCAAGTGTTTTTGATGATGCAAAATTAACTGATGATACTGAAAAAGAAAAAGAAAAAGACTCAGGCTCATTTAAAGTAGAAGCTTATGGTCAAACATTTGAAGGTCTTTCAAGTTTTCCTATGCCTAGTCCTTTAGGAACAAATATCCCCTCAGATTTTATTACAAAAGAAGTTCTTCCTAAAGCAGCGATGAGCGATGTTTTAACTTATGATACTAAAAGAGATACATATTCTGTAGTAAGCCCTACCGTTGTAACTCCTTTTATATCAGCAAAAGAAGATCCTACCATTGCGGCTATGTTAAAAGATGACAAGTTTAAGAAATTTCTTGAAGAAAATTGGGTAGGATCTACATTAAGAACTAAAACAGGTGGGCTAACAGGTGTTGTTACATTTCAAGACGATATATCATTAGATGAAAAATTTAAATTGTTTGATCAGAACGATGGAAGAACATTACACTTTAAAGACGGAACAAAACAAGATATTGATTTTACAGCAATAGCCAATAAATATCTGTACAATAAAGATGAAGGTGTACCACCTATGGCTTTTCCAAGTGCAGGATTTCAAATAGGACCTGCCGCACAAGAGTTATTTGCAGGAAAAATAAAACCTACAGATCCTACTAAGGATATAGAGTATGTTGATAAAAACATACAAAAATTTGCAGATCATATAAGAAAAACATTTCCAGATATTGATGAAAAGAAATTTGCAGCGTTTGTAAAAGCAGAGGGTCAAAGAAGCAGATTTTTAGAGGGCATGGCATCTACTAAAAATTTTATAGTGCAAACTGGGGTGTTTACTTTGGGTGAATTAATACCTCGTGTTGGAAGTGGAATTTTTATAGACCCTGATTTAGTAATTCCTACGATTGAAATAGAAGGTATAAATATTACAACAATGGATGGTAGAGGTGATTTGTTAAATAAATACGCACCATCTTTAGCTAGATCATTTCAAAGAAAAATGATAGCAGGGGGAATAGATGTAACAATAGAAGAAGCCGAAACAGTAATGGGGTATTCCCCCACGTTTACTGAAAAAGTTAAAAAGTTTGGAGGAGAAGCTGTTCCCATAGCAGGTCCTGCTACAATATTGCAAGCTGCGAACAGAGTGGCGGCAGGTTATGCATTTAAACAATTTATGCAAAGAAAAAGTTATTTTTCAGGTGTAAATCCTTACACAAGTTTTGATAAAGCCGCAGATGCTTTTATTAATGAACAGTTAAGGAATAGTGGTTACATATCTCAACTGTTAAATAATACTATGCCAAGAATACGAAAAAATATGTATGAGGATCGCCTTGCAGGATTTTTTGAAATAGAAGATCTTAAACTTCCAATAGATCAAAAAAGAGCATACAAAAATCAAGTAAAAGTTATACAAAGTATTGACCAAAGAATTACTGGATCAAAGCCTAAAAACATGTCGCAATCAGATTGGATTAATACACCAGAATATTTAGATTTAACACGACAAAAAAGAATGGCTTTACTTGAATTACAAGCAACTAAATTAAAAGGGCTTGTACCAAAGTTTGTAAGAGAAAATATAACGGCTGAAGGAACAGTAATTTTATTTGGTGCAAGTGCTGGTCAAATATTTCAATCTTTTGGGTTCAATCAAAATTCAGGGGAAGTATTGGGAATACTACTCGGTACTGGAAGAGCAGCTGCAGGTGGTAGAGCTTCTGGGGTAATACCAAAAGATTTAGCAGGTATAACATCTTTGGGTCTTGAAAATGCAGTAAATGGCACTGGAAAAATTTTATTGGCCGCAGCAGAGAGTTTATATTTTGGTAAAGGATACCTTTTACGTGATAGTTCTGTATATAAAACACTAAAGAAAAAACAAGTGGAACAAGTAGAAACTATAGCGGCAGGATTTAATCAACTTGCTCCTGAAATAAGAGAACAAGTTTTGCAACGTGTTCAGGTGTTCTTTGATTCTCGTACTCAACTTTTAAATGCAGGAGTTCCTGCAGAAGTATTAGATACCACACTTTCAAAATTAACTGGACTAGCTGTTTTAGAATTAGCTGAAGCTTCAATAAGCAGTTCTCTTAGTGCTGGAGAAGCATTAAAAAGTGGAGTGTTGAGTAAGTTCCAAGAGATTGCATCTAAAAAGGATGATTTAAATAGTGCAATAGCTAAAGCTGCATCTGAACTTACAGCTAGTATACCTGTTGGGGCTGGAACTGACGATGTTGTATCAAAATTTATTACACAATTAAATGATGGTGTAAAACAACTTAAAGATGAAAATGATGCACTAAAAGATTCTATAGCGGCTGTGTCTAATGCAATGACAGAACAATACATAAAAGAAATAATTCCAAGTGGTTTAGCTAAAAAAGAATTAAGCTCTGCCTTAGATACAATTTATGATATTGCAAATGTAAGCGTTGATACTTTAAAAGTAGGAAACAGCATTGAAAATATAAGAAAAACTGAAAAACGAATAACAACTGAAGTTTATCAAGAGATTGTTAAATTAAGAGCTACGGCAAAGACACCAAAAGATTTTGAAAATATAAATCACTTTCTTGAAATTATTTCTGAAAACAAACGTAAGTCTGTGAAGGAACAAGCCCAACTTAATTACGACAAGATAGATAAAGACTTTGCAGATTTAAACATTAGAGCTGATGCAACTTCATTGTTTAATAAAATTATGGATTATTCTTTGGATACATCCAAACCTGCATTTGCAGTTGGTAACTTAACAATATCAGATTCAGTTGCAAACAATTTATTAAAACAATTTGATAACTCAGCAAGAGAAGTTCTTGATGAATTTGCAGCACAATCTGGTGATCCAGATGAATTTTATGATACAATAAAAACTCAAATGATAGGTGCAAATTTTAATAGAAAAGATATACGACCATCTACTATGGTGCATTTTTTAAGAACATCTGAAAACATTAATTTGCCCATAAAATTAAATTTTAAAGAAGTTCAAGCTATACACTCTGGATTAAAAAAACAATATTTTGCAGCAAGTCAAAAAAATCTTCCAAGCACAGCAAACTATGATACATTTGCAACAGATGCAGAATCATTATTTAATAATTTTACATTACCTGATGGCACAGATATTGGAGAGGAAGTTGCTAAAAGACAAAAAGAAGCAAATGATTTTTACTTTTCAGAGTATGCTGCTAAATATCTACGTAAAAATTCTTTAGGAGTTAAGTGGTTAGGGTATTCAGGTAAAGTTCCAATATCAGATCTTGCTCCTTCAGGTAAAGCTTGGAATACTCCTGTAAATCAATGGATTGATATAGATAAAATAGCAAGTGGACAAATCAATGCCGAAACGTTAAACGGACAATTACGTATTCATTTTGGTAAAACAGAAAAAACAATGATGGGGGGCAAACAAGTTTCTACATCTACACTTACAAACGAATTAGGTGAGGGTGGTGAGATTGGAGAAATTGCTCGATATAAAACAATTCAATATATAGCAGATAAATTTGAAGTAAAAGTAAAAGGTAAAAAACCTGTTAGTATAAACGATTTATATGAAGATAACTCTTTAAAAAATATACAGACAGCTTTTGCAGGAACAGGGTTTGATCCTTTTGATTTGATTGGAGAACATGGTTACTTTGGTTTAGCTAAATCTGCTGAAAGAAATAAAAAATTAGCGAATGTTTTAGAAGAAGTTAAAGTAGACGGTAAGAGACTTATTAATTCTGAATTAGGACCTGCCAACTTTTATCAAAAAGAAGTAGAAAAAAATATTAGATGGTTTGAAAATAATGTGCAGGGAGTAAAAACTTCAGAAGATTTTTTTAATTTTGCAATAAAAGCTCCTCCATCACAACTTAATGATTTAAAACAGGTTGCGTTGTTAAAAGGTAACATGAGTTCAGAACAGTTTGATAACACAGTAAAATATGTTGTTGCAAAACATATTAACGATAAAGTGTTTTTTGAAACACCAAGAAAAGGATATTACGGAGACAACACAAAAGCTGCCGCACAACAATATGATACAGATGTTGCAACACTTGATGAACTTTTAATGAAAGATGAACAAGTAAAAAGCAACATGAAGAGAATATTAGGTGATGAACATTACAATGTTCTTTCTGCTGTATCAAAGTTTTTATCAACACAAAAAGGTAAACAACTCGATAACACATTGTTGACAGGGATACCACGTGGTCTTTCTGTTGAAAGTTGGATTAGTAGAGTATACGCTGTAAATCGTAATGTTATATCAAAAAGGTATGTTGCAACTGAAGCTGCAATTCAAGCGGCCAGACTAAATAACTTTAGTATTTTAGAAGAGATGATAAGAAACCCAGAAGCAGCAAAGTTATTTGGGGATATTATTTTATCAGGCAAGCCTTTGACTGATCAGCAAAATGCTAGGATCACACAAATAATATATACTGGTATTGCAAGATTAAACCAAAGAACTCCAGAATCACCATTTTTCCGAAAAGCAGGAAAAGTTGCTTCTAATGTTGCAGGATATATTGGTGAGAAAGCTGGAGGATTTGCATCAGCGATTGTAGATGCAACATTTTAATTAAGGAGAACACATGAAGACATATTACAACGGACCACGACAAAGAATGATGTATGGTGGCATGAGTATGGGAACAACTCTTGGTAGTACAATGGGGCAAAAAGATCAGATGAAATCTAATCGTTTGCGAACTACTATGGGAAACAACCCAATGATGCAACCCATGAGAAATGGTGGCAAAAAAAAGAAAAAAGAAAGTCTTTACTAAAAAAAATCTTTATATAAACGTGCTGAGAGGGGTAGAACTATAGTCTCTAGTGTATATGTACCAGAGAAATAGCTTTACCCCTTTCAGTGTTTTAAGAACGTTACTGTTTAGATTTGTCCATTTTTAACTGGTCAAGTTCCCTTTTCATTTGCATATTTTCATTTAAAAGGGATGTAACCACATTTAACAACGTTACTTTTTCTTCTGAGCCTACAATCATAGTTTTTATATCTTCAAAACTCATGCCCGGCTTTACTTCTTTTGCTTCTTCAGCCATATTCACCTCAATGTGTATATATTGTTGATTTGTTTAACATCTCATCACCAGTTACTTTTAGGTAACGAACTAGAGATGCAAGTTTAAATGTGCCTTCATATTCTGGAAGACCTCTTTCCATAACCCTGATAAGTTCTTCCGGGTCTACAGATTCCATACGTATATCTACTTTACCATCTTGGTTGAGATATGCTTTAAAAGAAAATAATTCGGCTAATCTATTCTGTGCCATAAACTGTATCCAACTGATGTATCTTTACGTTGTAGCAGTCAGCTTTAAATCGAAACTTATTATCAGGATCGAGTTCACCTTTCTTATGATACTTTGCTTTTTTAAAGTAATTATCTTTCATTATCTTTCCCAGTATCCAAGCTTTTGAGAAATCATTCAACACACGAACAAATACATACATATCACATTTCTGTTTTGTTCCGTGCGCTGCAATACTACAGTCATAGTTTACTTTGGGTTCAGAGTTGCAACGTTTTGTTTTGACATCGATCTTGTTGCCAACCTTATCAACTATATCATAGTCATATGTGTTCTGTTCTTTTGCACCTATGTAATCCGTTACAACTATCTCTCCGATAAACCCAGCAAGGTTGCCCCCACCATTTGTAATAGAGTTTGCTATGCGACCCATATCAATAGCTTTCTTTCTTGCTCTGATAAACTGATCACCAGAAACTTCTAATTCTATCATGCAACTTCCCCAATATCTACAACTTCACATGCATCAGATGTACATGCTAGTTCTCGACTCCCTGTTGTACCATCCTCTTTTTCATACATGGATAACTTACTGAAGTCAATTTCTTTTGGTGTTTTCAGTAATGCAGATGAATACTCTGCTTTCGTACAATCTTGATACGGTGCTTGTTGGTACGTATGATCATCATAAGGTAAAAATGATATGCCTGATATTATATCAAAGTTCTTGTATACCCATGCACCAACATCCATCCACTCATCTTCTTTTACTGTAACAGTTATGGATGGCTTGTGTTCACACCACTCCTGTGCATATATTTTCCATAGTTCTAACTGTTCAATGGCTGATATATCTTTTCGTACACTAGCACCTTTTGGAGACATTGTTGGAAATGAAAACACTGTTGTATAATCAGGTTTCATTACATCAGGTTCATTTACTACTCCTTCATCCTTCATAAGTTTTGTGAGAGGATCATTATTATCTGCTCTTACTGTTCTTATGTAGTATTCACTATGTCTTGCGTGTATGCCACTAGCTGAGTTAGTCAGCTGCGACACAGTACCTGAGGGTTTGACACAAGTTATCGCTGCACTCTGAGGGATACCCAGTAGTTTTGCATACTCTTGAT